ACCTGATATGGGGTCTGAAGAAAATGAAGAAGAACCACAACCTGAAGTTGGTGAATCAGCTCCGGCTCACAAGTCTTCAATTGCGTCAGATACACATGAAATTTATGGTATGAATGAATCTAAAATTGAAAATATTCTTAAAGGATACTTTTTTGAGTCTACAGGTGAAAAAGAATATAAGAAAAATAGATATTCATATGTAACTGATTTTGCGGTGACTAAAAAACAAGCTAATGTTGCTAAAAATTTAATGGAGGCGGCACCAAGTTTACAATTTGTTGGTAGAACAACAAAGAAAAATTTAATATTTGAAAATAACGGACAACAAGTAAAGATTACACCTAACGGTAATATTTTATGAGTTATTTAGTTTTTATAAATGGTCTTGGACCAAATTATAAAGGGGAAATGAGGTATGAATTCATTTTCTCAAAAAATTTAGAAGTGTGGGGAGAGGATTGGGAACATGAACCATCTAACTCATATCCAAAACCACCTGAACTTGAGGATATACACAGTGTTGGGGTTTTATCTGAAGGAGGAATAGAATTAGAATTAATACAAAATTCAGATTATTTCTCAATGAAAGATGCTGTAGACGGTGTTGTCTGTTTAGGATGGGAAAGTGATAAAGAAAAGGATGATAGATTAGTGTTTAGATTTGGTGAGAAAGAAGAAGAAACAAAAAATAAATTATATTCCCACGATATAATCTTGGGATTTGAAAAAGTACTGTAAAATGAGCTTAGTCAACAAAAAACAAGTATTAACAAAAATGGGATTCAGTCCAAAAACATTATCCCTTATGACTGAGTCGGAAATCTCAAAATTATTTAAAACATTTTTAATTGAAACAAAAAAAGAACCTAAAGAAGCGGTTCAAGTTACTAAAACTGTTTTGGATAAAAATAATCCAACGGATGTTAAAACTGCAAATTTTTGTTTACAAAATCCTTCAGATACAAAATGTAAAAATGTTGAGATGAAGGAAGGTAAAAAAACAAAGAAAAAAAATCCATGGGCTATTTGTACTTCTGTAATGGGCGCCGAATTTGGTACAAAAGAAAGAAGTGATTGGTCAAAAAAACAAATGGATAAGTATGAAAAATGCGTTGTTGGTGTTAAAAAATCAATTAAAGAAGGAAAAAATCCTATAGAAGTTTTGTTAGAAGATAAATTTAGAGGTATTATTGCCGAGAATTTAAGACCAAAAATAACAAAATCTGATATTATTAAAATGATTTACGAAAACGTAGAAATGGCCGACCCGGCGGTTAAACCAAAAACAAAACCTGGTGTAAAACCTGATACTGATTACGACCCATTTATTTCACCTGACCCAGATGACCAACCTGAAGCAAGTACACCTGAACCAAAAACAAAACCAAAACCTGGTGTAAAACCTGATGTTGATTTTGACCCATTTATTTCACCTGACCCAGATGACCAACCTGAAGCAGGTGCTAGAGGATTGGATAGTTTTATGTCGGCAGTTAAACGTATGGGAATGTTAAAAAAAGGTAAGAAATGAATAACAAAAGAATTTTAATAGAAAGAGTAAAAAAGTTACTCAACGAGGCACCACCTATGAGTTTTGGACCTGAAGTTGGGGGAGCTAGACCAAGTAAAGATTTACAATCAAAGATTGAAGGTGGTAAATTACCATTGAGTCAATTTGGTTTAACTCAAGCTCAAGTAGATTTTTTTACGTCACAGGCGTTTAAAGAATCTGTTTTGAACTTAGAGAGAATAATGGACAGAAGTTCAGGAGTTATCCCTAGATTAACCAGAGGTAACCAAAATTTAAAAAGAGATGCTCAAACCGCATTTAGAGAATTATATTCTTTAGTTAACGAATTATTGGGTGAGTTAATCCAACTACAAGGAAGAAATCAAGAAGAATTAGAAGAAATTGCCACCGAGTCTGTTGAAAAGGCTATGGGTATTGATAGAAAATTTTTCGAACAAAAATTAAAACTTGACGGTAAATTCACACAAGGTTTCTTACGTCAATTACAAGGAATGAAAGCAAAAGTTCAAAAAATTTCTGATGAAGAAATTATGAAAAAATTTGCAAGCGTTGATGAGGAAAAGAAAGAAAAACTTGACCAAATGAGACAAGAGTTTGAAAGTATGGGTGTTGAGTTTGATGAGGAACAAGCTAAAAAGGCGATTGAGTCAACCTTTAAGATGTCACCTGAGGCAATTCAAGCGGCGAAAAAATCATTCTCAGATGAAGTATCAAGAAGAATGATAATTAATCTATTCAGACGTGGTATGTCACTTTATTATGTAAACGCTTATGAAATCTGTAAAGATAAAATAGAGAGTTTACCTGGAGGTGATAGAATTATAGAATTGTCTAATGTCTTACAACCAATAATGTTACACATGTATTGGTTATTCCCTGATATCGGTTCAATAGGTACATCAGGTGGGGGTCAAATTGGTCAAATTGAAGTAGTTCCACCTAAGAGCGGAAACCAAGGTCAAAGTGACGATGAAGAAGAGGAAGAAGAGGATGAAACTCCAAAACAAGAACAACCTCAACAACAACAATCACCACAACAACCAACAGGACCATTTATTATTAGAGCGAGAGCAATGACCTTACCGTTATTGGTACATGAATTAGTAAAAGGTGTTGCAATGTTTTTCACATCAGCAGGTGGAGAAAAAACAGAACAAGGTAGATTAGCAAAACAACAAGCTAGTTCATTAGAAATTGAAGCCTATGATTTAGTTTATGGTGAAAAATTCTTTATGGAATTTTATAAGGTTTTCAACAAATTAGTTCCCGATAAACAAGAACAAAGAGATTTAACTCCATTTGTACTTAAATTTTTATCTGAAGAAAAATATGAAGTTTTGGTTGAGTTGGCTAAATCATTATTTACTTTAGGTTTAACAGACCAAGATTTTGCAGAAAATTTCATTACTCAATTAGTTGATAAATCTAGAAAATTAGTGAAAAAGATGCAACAAAACCCATCGTATGTTGAAAAGAAAAAATACGGTGAAGAACAATTTGACGACGAAGATTTCCTATCAGGATTAGGATTCTAAAAAATATTTAAAAACCCCTCAATGAGGGGTTTCTTATTTAATATCATTTCAGATATTTATTATTATGAATTTAACTAAAGAACAAGTTCTTTTGGAATATGCTAAGTGTATGAAATCTACACCATACGCCTTAAAGACATATTTACAAACTTACGATAATACTGTTCAAAAATACGTACCGTTAGAATTATTCCCTGACCAAATAGGTTTGGTAAATGATTATGAACAATATAATGAAAACATTGCCTTAAAATATCGACAAGCTGGAGTATCAACAGTTACCGCAGCATGGTCCTCAAAAAGATTAGTGTTTGCGTCTAAGACAAAACCTGAAAAAATATTGATTATTGCAAATAAATTAGATACTGCGGTTGAAGTTGCGAACAAAATTAGGGGGTTTACAGAACAATGGCCATCTTGGGTTGGAGTTACGTTTTCATCTGAAAAAAATTCACAAAGACATTTTAAATTAACTAATGGATGTGAAGTTAAGGCAGTTGCAACATCTAAAGACGCATTACGTGGTTATACTCCTACTATCTTAATATTTGACGAGGCCGCCTATATTGAAGCCGATGGTGATTTTTGGGCGGCTTGTATGGCATCCTTATCTACGGGAGGTAAAGTAATTGTAGTATCCACACCAAATGGTTTTGACCCAATTTACTATGAAATTTATGACCAAGCGTTAAAAGGGATGAATGAATTTAAAATCTCAGAAATGGTTTGGTGGAAAGACCCAAGATATGCCAAAGACTTACAACTATTAAATGTTAAAGATATTATTCATTATTATTTAAATCGTAACGAATATCAGAATGTTGAAATTATAGATTATTCAAATAGAGAAAAAGATTTTGATGAAATACGTAAGTTAGTTAATGACGGATATAGACCTAGTTCTTCTTGGTACGAATCAATGGTAAAAAAATTAAAGTACGACAAGAGAAAAGTTAACCAAGAATTAGAGTGTGCTTTTTTAGGTTCAGGTGATAACGTAATTGATTCAAATATTATTGAAAATATTAAAACTACAATGATTAAAGACCCTGTCAATAAAATGATTGGGGGTTCATTATGGATTTGGAAGGAACCTGAAATTGGTCACAAGTACATCATGGGTGTCGACGTTTCAAGAGGTGACAGTGAGGATTACTCAACGTTTCAAATATTAGATTTTACAACACGTGAACAAGTTGCCGAATATGTTGGTAAAATTCCACCTGACATTCTTGCTGAAATATGTTATAAGTGGGCAATGATGTATTCGGCCTTTATTGTTGTCGATATCACTGGTGGTATGGGGGTTACAACATCTCGTAAATTACAAGAGTTAGGGTATAAAGACTTATATACTGATGGGTTAGATGCAACAAATAGATGGAAATGGGACCCTAAGGCTCAAGACAAAATACCTGGTTTGAACTTTAATAATAAACGAGTTCAAATTATTGCGATGTTTGAAGAGTACCTAAGACATGGTTTAATAATCAGGTCAAATAGATTATTGAATGAAATGAATACTTTCATTTATATTAATGGTAGACCTGACCATCAAAAAGGACAACACGATGACCTTATAATGTCGATTGCAATGGCGGTTTATATTGGGGAATCTTCATTCGCGTCAATAACAAAAGTAAGTGAACAGGCTAAAGTTATGATTGAAGCTTGGCAAGTTAATAATAATGAACCTACGTATAGGACACAATTCTTTGACCCAATGACTGATGTTAGTAAAGGTCAACAAAAAAATCAACCAACTAAAAGTGATTATCAGAATTACGGATGGTTATTTGGAGGCATGAGATAATTATTCAATATGGGAGTAGAAGAATTACCAAATAGTGGAAATAAATTTACAGGTTCAAGAATGATTGTACCTGGTGTTGGTTTAAATACCTTCAGAGTTCAAAAGAATGATAAATTTGCGATTAGAAGAAACCCATTTGCCAATTCAATAAATGCGTCCCCAACACCCACACCATCAATTACTCCAACAAACACACCAACACCTTCTGTAACTCCAACAATGACACCAACTCCGTCAAGTTCACCTCTACCAATACCTCAAACATTTACATTTAATACCTCATCTTTGGACGCAATTACTATTCAATTATCTTTTAGCTCATCAACGTTTTCAAGTGGGGGATATGTAGATTGGGGGGATTCTAGTAGTTCGAACATAACTACATTTGTTCAGTCATTATATAGTCACGTATATTCATCACCATATACAGGTCAAATAACTATAAATTACTACGGTAATATTCAAATAATGTCTTGTAGTAGTGGTACACCATTAGTTTCGACTTCTATAGTGTTTGACTCATTAGAAATTTCTAATTTAGTAGGTTTACAATCTCTTTCATTATCAAGTAGGGCATCCAGATTAGAAGGTCAAATAAGTGATTTAAATACTTTAAACACTTTAACCGCATTAACCATTTCTAATGATTATACTTCATCAAATTTAAGTGACATACCAGTTAGTGTGAAAGTATTATCTCTAGGGTCTGGTGGTGCTGGATATACTACAATATCAGGTGATTTATCTTCATTATCTTCAAACAATCTAACAACTTTGGTGATAGGGGGTACAAATACAGTATTTGGTGATTTATCAACACTACCATCCACACTGTTAATAATTTCAATTCAAGGTAATAATACAGTAAGTGGAGATACCTTAAACTTTAATTTCCCAAATCTAACACAAGTTACTGTTTGGGGTGATAACACTATTGGTGGTGATGTGGCGAATTTACCTCCAAATATTACCGCGATTTCAATGATTGGCGATAATACATTATATGGTAATTTATCTGATTTTCCTTCGTCTTTGACAACAATTTTATTAAGTGCCCCAGTTGGAGGATTAATAACCGGTGATTTATCAGACTTACCTAATTCAAGTTACTCCCAATTGTTGTTAACTTCAAATAATTTTATGATTAGTGCTAATACCGCAACAATTCCAGTGATAACAAGTGCAACATTCCATGTTAAAATTAAAGGTTCTCTTACTGGTGACTTATCAAATATATTTAATGTTGGTACGGATTTCCCATCATGTACTTTTATATTAGACGCTAGTAATGCTTCTCCATGTTCTCTCACATATACTTCAGGACTATTCCCATGGGGGTCATTAACAATGAATACTATAACCTTATATACGTCAACAAACTTAACAAATACTGAAATAGACAATTTATTAATTGACATCGATTCATATGGTGGAGGTGCAACGTGGGTGTCGTGTGTTGGAAACCCTAGTTATATTATACTAAATGGAACAAGAACTGCGGCGTCCGACGCAGCGGTTACAAGTTTAAATGGTAAAGGTGTTACAGTAACAGTTACTACTTAATCTTTAATTTAATTTTAAAGTATTTATATTTAAGTATGGCAGAAAAAAATTTTACAGTTTGGCAAAGATTAACGCAAGCGTTTGGTCCAAATTCATTATTGAATCAGGATTATCCTAGTTTAAAATTTGACAAAAAAGAACTTCTAAAGACAACGTCAAAACGAGAGTATGAAAAAGAGCTATTACAGGCTCAACAAACTTTTTATCTTTCAAATCAATGGACTAAAATTGAAAACAATTTATATACTCAAGCCACATATTATGAACCAACAAGATTGTCGGCATTTTATGACTATGAGTCGATGGAATTTACTCCTGAAATATCGGCAGCCTTAGACATTTATGCTGAAGAATCTACAACAGTAAATGAAGATGGGTTTATGTTACAGATTTATTCTGAATCCAACAGAATTAAATCAATTTTAGCGGATTTATTTAATAACGTATTAGATATTAACACTAACTTACCTATGTGGACAAGAAACACATGTAAGTATGGTGATAACTTTGTATACATTAAATTAGACCCTGAACAAGGAGTTATTGGGTGTATGCAATTACCAATTATCGAAATTGAAAGATTAGAGAGAGGTATGATGGCTAAGGGTAAATCTATTGATGAGGACCCAACCAAGAAACATTTAAAATTCACATGGAAAAATAAAGACATGGAATTTAATACTTGGGAAATTGCCCACTTCAGATTATTAGGTGACGATAGAAGATTACCATATGGTACATCCATGTTAGAAAAGGCGAGACGTATTTGGAAACAGTTATTATTGTCTGAAGATGCAATGTTAATCTATAGAACGTCAAGAGCGCCTGAAAGAAGGGTGTTTAAAGTGTTTGTTGGTAACATGGATGATAAAGACGTTGAACCATATATCCAAAGAGTTGCAAATAAGTTTAAAAGAGACCAAGTTGTCGATTCTAAAACGGGTAACGTTGATATGAGATTTAATCAAATGGCGGTTGACCAAGATTATTTTATTCCTGTAAGGGACCCTGCACAGGCTTCTCCTATTGAAACATTACCAGGTGCTCAAAATTTATCTGAAATTGCGGATATTGAATACATACAAAAGAAATTATTAACAGCGTTACGTGTACCAAAAGCGTTCTTAGGATTTGAAGAAGTTGTTGGTGATGGTAAAAATTTAGCATTACAAGATATTCGTTTTGCAAGAACTATTAACAGGATTCAAAAAAGTATGTTGCAAGAACTTAATAAGATTGCAATTATACATTTGTTTATGAAAGGTTTTGAAGATGAGTTATCTAATTTTAGATTATCGTTAACTAATCCGTCTAAACAGGCTGACCTATTAATGGTTGATATTTGGAAGGAAAAAATTCTTCTTTATAAGGATATGGTTGCCGACCCTGGTTCAGGAATTGCTGCAGTATCTCAATCATGGGCTAAAAAACATATTCTTGGGTTTTCAGATGAAGAGATTAAACTTGATATACAACAACAACGTATTGAAAAGGCTGTTGGTGAAGAACTCAAGAAAACCGCTGAAGTTATTGTTAAAACAGGTTTATTTGATAATATTGACAAACTTTACGGTAAAAAAGAAGGTGAATCAGGAGGAACACCATCCGCACCATCAGAAGGAGGAGTACCACCATCTGATTTAGGAGGGGAACCACCAATTGGCGGAGAAATACCACCACCTCCACCACCAGGAGGGGAACCAACAGTACCTGAAAATTTAAACCCTAGAAATAAAGATTTAATTCTTGAAAAGGTTTTAAGAGAGGATAATGAATTTGTGGACTTTGATAAAAACAAAGATTCACTGAAAGAAATAAATGATACTTTGGAAAGATTACTAAAGTAATAATATTTATAGTTATGAAATTTGGACTTTATAAAACAGCAATAGAAAAAAAATTAGTTAATTCATTTGTAAATGAAAACTTAACTAAAGACATGAAAAAATTCAAAGATTTAGTTTTGAAATCTGAAGAAACTAAAACTTTATTTTTTATTTATGATAAACTTAATGAAAATTTAGGTTTAGATAAAGAAAGTGCTAATGTACTTGTTGATGAAGTTATAAAGGAAACTAAAGATATTATAATTCCTGACAATCATATAGAGAAATTAAATGTTTGGTTAAAAGACGAATTAACCGAATCAAATTATTCTCATATTGACCAAATTTTAAATGGTAGTATTAAAAAAATTGAAGACAGAGTTGAGAGTAGAAAAATTGTGGTTGAGAATTTAATGAAAGAAAAACAAGTTAAAAAAGAAACTCCAAAACTACCAATATCGTCTTTGAAAAAGATTGCAAATTCAGTAGCGTCAAAATACCTGTCAAACTTAGATGAATCTACTCAAAAAGAAGTAATTTCTTTGTTAAAAGAAAATGAGGAGGTTTTAGTTACAAAATTCAATGAAGAGAAAGAGCAAGTTATATCAAAACTTAACTCACTAATTGAATCTGAGACCGAAGAAGAAACAAAGAAAAAAATAAATGAAACTAAAGATAAAGTTTCATCTACAAATTTTTCAGTAAACGAATTAATCAAAATTAAAGAACTAAATTCACAATTGGTTCTCTAATTTTGATTGTAGATAAATTGCCTTTCTTTTTTCTTCTCTTTTACTTGTACTCTTTTTAGTAAAATACTTTCTTTTAGTTAACTCTTTAACTTGTTTAACTTTGATTACTTTACTCTTAAGCTCTTTTAAAGCCTTTTCAATGTTTTGGTTTTGAACCTTTACGATTAGCATTTCTTTTTTGACAAAAATATTAAAGTTTATTATATTTTCCAAAAATAAACGTATGAATTATGAACACAAATGAAGAAAGGAAAATCCGTATCAATCAAAGGGTACAAAAAATTCAAAGCAAATTATGGAACAGTTGATTCTAAAAATTTAAAATCTTTTTATATAAATATACAATCTTGGTTAACTCCAAAAAAAGATGAGGAAAATTGGGAAAGAATTGTTATGAATTTAAACAGAGCTATCAGACACACAATATATGAGATTTTGAACTTTGATTTTATTGATACTAATTTTATAGTTGACACTGATTTAAGGAGTAGTGGGTTATCGATTAACAAAAGTTCTTTTATGAATTTAGAAATTACTTTTTATGTAAGAAATATTGATGATTTTAAATCCCCTAAAATAAAAGATTTTGTTAAGACCGTAATTGATTTAATTGATTCTGAAAATTTTAAAAACAACAAAAATTTCATTTTTAATTTAACTAAAACAAACAAAACAAAAGTGAATAATATTTATTTATAAAATTCACAATGCAAGATTTGAAAATTTTAGGACCAAAGGATTCTGGTAAAGGTATCTTAATCGAGATGGATGCGGGATATATCTCACCGACAGAATCTAGAAATTTGGCAATAATACAAGAGAGTAAAACAATGTTAGATTATTCAAAACCATTTGAATTCTACGCCGTTTTACAAAAATATGACACTCCGAATAGAAATGGTAGAATTTACCCTGAAAGAATATTAAAAAGAGAGGTTGAAAATTATAAAAAAAATTATATTGCTAAGGGTACGGCTCTTTCAGAATTAAACCACCCTGAGTCTTCTTTAATTGATTTAGATAGAGTATCACACATAATAACTGAGATGTGGTGGGACGGTCATATACTTTTAGGTAAATTAAAATTACTTACATCACCAGGATTCCATGAAAGAGGTGTGGTGTCAACAAAAGGTGACCAAGCGGCCAATCTATTAAGACAGGGAGTTACATTAGGTATCTCGTCAAGAGGGGTTGGCTCATTAGTTAAAAAAGGTGAACAAAATGAAGTACAAGAAGATTTTGAATTAATTTGTTTTGATTTAGTATCTTCTCCATCAACACCTGGAGCATATTTGTTCAAGGATATGGATGATAGACATAAGTACGAAGAAAATTTAAAAGAAGAACAATTACAAAAAGCTGAAAGGTCTACAACAAAATCACTTGATTTAATGAAAAAACTTAACGATTATTTATCAAAATAATTAATTATGGAAATGGACGAAAAATATTTTGTTGCAAAAATTCAGTACGATTTACCAGATGAGAATTCAGGTAAAATAAAAAAAGTAAGAGAAGAAAAATTAGTTAAAGGTTACAATGTCACAGATGTTGAGGCAAAGGTAACAAAGGCTTATGAATCATTTTCTTACGATTGGAGAATTACATCAGTCGCCGAAAGCAAAATTGATGAAATTTTCGAATAAGTATTAATTTTTAAAGTTTATAAAAAAGGAGGGAAAACCCTCCTTTTTTATTTTATTTATATTTCAGTGTGAATTTTTCTAAAGTACTGAATATTTATCAAGAAATGCAAAAAATGGCAGAAAATAAAAACTTAGTTGAAGAAGCAGTAATCCAATTAAAAAATTTGGAGGAAGCTATCAATGAAAACGCAAAAGAAATACTTGAGTCAACAATGAAGCAAGAAATTAGCGAGCTAGTAAAGGAGTCTTTAAAAGAGGCTGACGAAGAGGAAACTGAAGATTTTGAAG